TGAAAGACCTTGCCGAAGTCCCGCAAAACGGACTCACGGTGATGAGCACGTTTGCCTGTGGTGGCGGTTCATCAATGGGATACAAGCTGGCAGGCTGCACGATTGCAGCTGCGAACGATATTGATCCTGAGATGGCCTGGCACTATCAGCACAATTTGCACCCTCCCACGTATCTGCTGTGTCCGATCGGGGATCTGCTGACGCGGGATCTGCCGTCAGAATTGTTTAATCTGGACATCCTCGACGGTTCACCACCGTGCTCTACGTTCAGCATGGCGGGCAGTCGTGAGGATGCGTGGGGGAAGAAAAAACACTTCCGAGAGGGGCAGGCGTCACAGGTCTTGAGCGACTTGTTTTTTGATTACCTGAATCTGGTCGAGAGACTGAAGCCACGGGTGGCAATTGCAGAGAACGTGAAAGGAATGATTCTGGGCAACGCCAAAGGTTATACAAAACTGGTCATGCAACGATTCAGGCAAATCGGATACACGCCGCAACTGTTTTTGTTGAATGCTGCAGATTGTGGAGTTCCACAGCGGCGGGAGCGGGTGTTTTTCGTAGCACAGCGAAACGACTTGAAGCAACCAGCCCTAAGACTGCAGCCAAAGCACAAGTGGATTCCAGCCGGAGAAGCGTGTCAGGATCTGCAGGAGTTGACACAGGAAGAACAGCGAGCAGAAACGGTGACGTCAGCAAAAGAACGCAAATACTGGACAGCCACACCACAAGGGGAAAGCCTATCTGTTGGGTGCGAGGCAAGCAGCGGGAAACGCTCGTGGTTCAATAATTACAAGATTGGAGCTGCATCAATTTCATTCACACTATCCAGCACAACAGGAAATTTTACACACTGGAGCGAATGCCGTCGCCTCACCTTCCGCGAATGGAAACGCCTCGGCAGTTTCCCGGATGATTATCATGCAAAGACAGACAAGATCGGCAAGTACATGATTGGAATGAGTGTTCCGCCGAAGATGACGGAACAGGTAGCCCGAGCAGTCATTCAGCAATGGTTGCAACCATGAGCACACCCGAACTATTCACCGAACCGCAGCACGTGCGTGGGGATCTGCAGTCCGTGGCGCAGGCTGTCAAAAAGGGTTGGAAGATTCCGGAGGTGGTCTTCGAGAAAGCGGGGGTGGTGATTGCCAAGATCCTGCACGAGGGCAGCGCACGCGAGAAGCTGGCGGCGGTGAAGTGCTTGCTGGCCATGAATGAGCAGAACACGCCCCCGCAGCCGGTGCTGGTTGCACATCGGCACATTCACTCTGTCCACACAGATCCGGAGGAAAGCCTTGAGCGAAAGCGGACTGAGTTATCTCGCCGAATTGCTCGCCTCGGCTGAGTCGGAACAAGACCTGCGGGCAATTGAGGAACTGATTGCCGAACAGGAAAGCCGAACGGCGCAGGCCGGCAAATGGAGGGCAAAGACGCTGGCGGAGGTCGCGCAGTTTTTCGGGGTTGCGACGCAGACGGTGAAGCAATGGAGGACAGAAACGCCACCCATGCCGGGCAATGAATCAGGCTATCAGCTGAATGAGGTGGTGCGGTGGCGGCTGGCGAAGCTGCAGAACAGCGGGGCGATGGATGCGAAACGGCTGGCAGAGGTTGAGGCTATCCGTCTGGTAAACGAGCGGCGGACAATGGAGAACGCACAGAAGCGGGGAGTGCTGATCGAGCGGGAGGAAGTCGAGCGTGATATGTCCCTGTTGTGGTCACGATTGGCAGCACGCTTGCAGGGCATTGGTGAGCGTGTTGCGGCATTGGTTCCGGCAGACATGAAGGCCACAACGAAGGACCGCGTTGAACAGGAAATCAGGATCATTCAGAAGGAATTCACAGACGGGCTGGGGGATCTGATCGATGACTAGGCTGTGCGTGGAAGTCTGCCGTGAGATGATGCGACCCCGAGTGATGGAGTCGTCGGCGGATTGGCTGCGCAGTTCATTCTACGACATCTCAGGGCGAGCGTTCGACGAAACGCTGGTGCCATGGGTCACGGCCCCACAAGGCCCCTGTTGGGCATACGATAGCATACAGTTCAGGGCAATCTGGCTGCAGTGGGCTGCCCGTATGTTCAAGACGAATTTCGGGCTGGCAATGCTGATGCGTGGCATGGACCTTCGACCCGAGGAAACCATGTTCGCGACGCCGGACGAAACCAATTGCAAGGGCGTGTTCGGCAGGTTCTGGAAGATGCTGGAGAACTGCCCGAGGCTGCGGGATCAGGTGCCGATTCAGCAGCGACAGAGCAAGACGCGAATTCAGCTCCGACGGTCCGTCTGTCATGGTGCGTGGCCGCGCGGTAAAAGCCGATTGGCGGACAAGTCGATTCGAGTCGGACACGGGAACGAGATCGACAAATGGGTGCAGGAATCAACCAGCACGGAAGGCGATCCGCTGGAGCGATTCCGCAAACGTGGTGCGGAATTCCCGGACCGCAAATTTGTGTTAGAATCAACGCCATCCGTGAGGGGCAAAAGCAACGTCGAGGCGGGGCTACTGCAGTCCACAAATCACAGATACCACGTACCGTGTCCGCACTGCAGAAGGTTTCAGGTGCTGGAGTTTGGTGACGGCCAGCGACCGGGCGGAGTATTCTTTGACCGTCTGCCGTCCGGACAGTCAGATGCTGATCTGGCACGCAAAACGGCGCACTATGTCTGCCGGTATTGTGAGGACCGAATCGAGGACGTGCACAGGCCGCAGATGATGATGTCAGGAGTGTGGGTTCCAGCCGGATGCGAGGTCGATCACGAGCGGGCGATTGAGGCACGAGACCTGCCCCCGGATGATCGGTCTTGGCTGCGCGGCGAGCCGTACCGTTGGGGGTCAGATTATGGGTGCCAAATCAGCGTGTTTTACGCTCTGTTTCATGGCTGGGGACAGATTGCGGCAGACTTTGTCCAGAAGCACAAAAACCCGACAAAGCTGCGGCAGTGGGTGAATGAGGACAAGGGCGAAACATGGGAGGCACGCAGGACAAAAACGACGCCGGAGAAGATCGGCGAGCGGCTGCGGTCTGAGATCCCGAGAGGCACAGTCCCGGAGTGGGGGCGATTGCTGACGGTCACAATCGACCAGCAGGCAGCAGAAGGCGGATTCCGGCTGTACGTGGTGATGGCACACGGCAACGATTGGCGGTCGCACGTCGTTGATTACGGGCTGACGCAGACTCTTGAGGAGGTCTGGCAGCAGGCGGTGTCCCGGACGTATCCACACGCAGACGGGGGCAATGAAACGAGCGTGCACGCAGTGGCGGCGGATTCGGGTTGGGCAACGAAGGCCACATATGATTGGTGCAACATGCATCCTGGTGTAGTGCCGTGCAAAGGGGCCAACAATGACCTTGGCGGAAAGCCGCACAGGCTGAATGCTGTTGAGTCTGGAGACCACGCGGGGCAGATGCTGCTGACCGTGGCGACAGACTACTGGGAAACGGATCTGCAGGCCAGACTGGACGACCGGGAACCGGGGACCGCAGAGAGTTTGAGCGTTTGCGCCGGTGCCGATCGGGATATGGAGTTTCTTGAGCAGCTTTGCAACGCTACAATCAGTGACAGGGTAGACAATCGGGGGAACGCGAAACTGCTTTGGGTGAAGAAAGACGACGGCATCCCGAACGACTTTCGCGATGCTGTACGGTACGGGCTGGCGTTGGCGGTGTGCTACGCGGAGGAGCACGGCGGATTTCCAGCGAGAAGCGAAGTTAGAACCAGAAGGGCGGTGCTGAATGCAGGCGAGAGACGACCGGACGGGCGGGCATGGAATGAATAAGCCACGCAAGGGACAGCAGGCACCAAAGCTGCAGCAGACGCCGGAGCCGGAGCCAGTGGCGGCCGTCGAGCGTGAGATTGAGGCGTATCGTCGTTGTCCGGTGTGCTGGAACGGACGCGGCGGCTACGGGGTGGCGTATTCCACACAGGGCAGTGTCAGGTACTACAAGTGCTGCAAGAGTCGGAAGCCGGAAGGCCTGGGGCCGTGCGGTCACACGTGGTCTGTGCGTGTTGTGCTGTCGTCCGTGGTGGTCGAGTCACGGCAGGTTTTTCTGGACGGTGAGCGCTGATTGGTAGTGTTGGTAGTGCGGATTTGTCCGAGTGCTGGCAAGACTGCACAGCATGACAGACGCCAACGAATTACTGACCGCAACGAATGCGGCGATTCTCAACTGCCTGACCGCGCAGAGCTATTCTGTGGCCGGTCGCGCGAAGGCCATGGCGCAGCTCAAAGACCTTCAGGCATTCCGTCAGCAGTTGATGGATGAAATCAGCAACGGCAACACCAGTTCCGGCGGCATGGCCACGCTCCTGAGTATGCAGGAGCCGACCATATGAACGCACTGGACCGGCTGATTTCCTACCTTGCACCCGGAGCGGCACTGAAGCGAATGGCTGCGCGTGCATCGTTGCAGCAGATTGCACAGTTGACCGGCACTCCGAAAGGCCCGTATGCAGCTGCAAATGTCACGCGGCTGAACGCACTGGCGCAGCCGGTCACCAAAGAGAATCAGGTGTCCGGCAGCCGGGTGGATTCCCTGCGGTCACAGTCGTGGGATCTGTACCGGGACAATCCGTCCGCCCGCAAGATCGTCCGCACCATCGTTGCAAAGGTTGTCGGAAAACGTGGCATGATGCCGGAATCACTGGCCATGAATTCCGATGGCACGCCAAACGTGGAATTCCGCGCGAAGGCTCAAGAGCTGTGGCAGCGAATCCAGAGCGGTTTCGATTCGCGAGGGCTGCCCGGTCGCGGCGGTGTCACGTTCGCCCAACTGCAGAAACTGGCACTGCGGGCAACAGTCCTCAGCGGTGACACATTTTACCGGCTGGTGCCAATTGACCAGACTAAACAGCGACGGCATGACCTGCCAATACCGATCACGCTGCAGATGATTGATGCGTGCAGGCTGGCCGATGAATCGGAGATCGTGCGTCCGGAGATTCCAGAGGGCCACACGGTTTACCGGGGAATTGAGCTGAACGCTGACGGCGAGCGGGTGGCGTATCACGTCCGGATTCAGCCCGCATGGGCCTCAGCAAATCAACCGGGCAACGTCCGGCGTTTCACTGTGGATCAGATTGGGCATTTGTATTCCGAGGAAGACATCGACCAGCTACGCGGCATACCGTGGTTCGCTGCTGCATTGGTGAAGACTCGCAACACTGAGGATCTGGACTACAACGTGCTCAAGGCAACCGCGATGGCTGCCTGTATCGTCGGCACGTACAGCAAACCGACCGGGGCTGCGAGGGTTGGGCTGGCGGCTGGAATCAATCCCGTGGCATCGTCGATTGATGGATCAGACCTGACTGACGGCGACGGAAACACGGTCACAAAGATTCAGCCGGGGATGATGCTGAACGTCGGCAAGGACGGCAAGTTTGAGCTGCTGTCACCGAGTCAACCGAATATGAATCCCGAAGGGTTCGTGCAGCATCTGCAGCGACAGACGGCGAACGCATTTCCGGGCGTTAAGTCTTCGACGGTGACAGGTGATTATCGCAACAGCTCATTCAGTTCTGAGCGGTCTGCAGACAACGACGCATGGCCGGAGTTGCACGACGTGCAGGAGTGGTTCGCATCGTCATTCTGCCACCCAATTTATGAGGCCGTCATTCGTGCGGGCATCCTGTCGAATTTCTTTGATGGGATCGTTTCAGCAGCAGAGTTTCAAGCAGATCCGGGCCGTTTCTCAGTCGCAAATTGGCAAGGGCCGGTGGCGTTGTCAATCAATCCGAAGGACGACGCAGAGGCCGCAGCGGCACGAATACACGCGGGGCTGAGCAGCCTGCAGATGGAGACCGCGAAAATCAACGTGAACTGGCGGGATGTCTTGAACGACAACGCTGAGTTGTACGCGATTGCAGAGGCAAAGGGCATTCCCGCTGAGGTGGTCAACAACATCCTCGGCGTCGATACGGCGGACCAGATCGCGGTGGCACAGGCAAACGCTGACGCCGCAGCAGCAGACACGCAGCAGCCACGCAAGGCAGGAAACGAGGTGCAACATGTCACGACGATCTAACGCGGCAGCAGCAGCCTTGCAAGATCCGGGGTTTCGGTCTCTGGAAGTGCGGGCGAAGACATTCAGCGAAGACACCCGCAGTGTCGATGCGGTGATCAGCACAGAAACGCCGGTGCTGATGCCGGATTACAGCCGGATGGAAATGGTTCCGGAAGTGCTCCTCAGCAAGGGCGCAGAGTTTCCGAAGGCCCGGCAGATTCCGTTTTTGGACAGCCACAACCGATACTCCGTGAAAGATCAACTGGGCAGTGCCAGAGCCATCACGGTCAATGACGACAACATCACCGCAACACTGGTGTTTGGCAAGTCGGCAAGCGGCGAGGACGCACTGGCGAGCGTTCGAGATGGGCACATCACAGATGTGTCCGTTGGTTACGAGGTGCTGAAGAAAACATATGTGCCAGACGGCACAACGAAAACGATTTCCGGCCGCGAGTTTGCGGGGCCGGTAAACGTGGTGACGAAGTGGCGACTGCGGGAAGTCTCGTTGACTCCCATTGGTGCAGACGCGCAAGCAAAGCTGCGGGGACTCGATCCGGCAGCGGTCAGGTTTTCGCAGAATGAGGGGTTTGAAATGGATCAGGAACTTCGCGCTTTGCTGGTGTCGCGTGGCATGCCAGCGGAATACACGGACGAGCAGGCTCAGCGGTGGTTGATTGAGAACGCCGGAAAGCTGGCGGACCAGAAGCCGGAACAACGACAGGCACAGGCCCCACAGGCTGCATCAGTCGATGCTGCCGCGCTGGCCACGATGGTTGCTGAAGCGACCCGCAAGGCCATTGCAGACGCAACTGCGCAGCGAGACGCATTTGAAGCCGATGTTCGCGCCTTGTGCGAACTGGCTGGCCTGCCGTACGAATTCGACGACGCCCGCAAGTGTGCAGACATTGCAGCAGTCCGCAATCACCTGCAGACCGCGAAGGCAAAGGCTGCCGAGTCTCTGCCATTCGGCAACGTCCGGATGGTCAGTAGTGGCATTGATCGTCTGCGAACCGATCTGCAGTCCACACTGATTGCACGGGCTGCAGGATCTGCCCTGAACGGCGACACGCAGAAGCTGCAGCGATACGTCAGCGACGACCAGCGGAAGGCTGCAGAGCCGTTCCGGCATGCGACGCTTCTGGACATGGCGACCGAGTTTGTGCGGGCGCAGGGGATCAACACGCTGGGGCTGACTCGCGAGCAGATTGCACAGTGTGCAATGTTCGGCCCGCAGATCGCCGGAATTCGTGGGCTGCGGACCGACGTTCCGCTGCACACCACGGGCAGCTTTGCCAACCTGACTCTCGACGCAATCAACAAGTCCATGATGATCGGGTACACCGAAGTACCTGCAACGTGGCGCGGTCCGATGCGTCAGGGCGATTCGGTGGCCGACTTCAAGACGATTCATCGCCTGCGTCTTGGCGGCATCCCGAATCTGCCGGTCTGGAATGATGCGGCTGATCCGGATCGCGCCAGCATGGCGGACGCCCGCGAATTCTACGCGGTCGAATGCCGATCGTTGGGCGTTGATTTCAGCTACAAGTTGATTGTGAACGATGACATGTCCGCCCTGACTCGGGTTCCGCTGGCCTTGGGTGATTCGGCAGCCCGCACGGTGAACGCCGTGGCGTGGTCACAGATCACCAGCAACGCCGCATTGTCCGACGGTGTCGCTCTGTTCTCTGCAGCAAGCGGAGCACGCAAGCAAAAGAATCTGGAAACGGGTTCTGTCAGCAACTACACCACTGCCATCAATCTGCTGACGCAGAACATGATGACAATGCGGGGCGAGAACACGCCGGAAGGCAATCAGGGACCAGACATTCTGGCACTGATGCCGCGCTACATCTGTTTTCCGGCCGCGCTGCGTGGAACGCTCCTGCAGTTGCTGAACAGCGAAAGTGACCCGAGCAGCAATAACAGCGGGGTGCGAAACATCAACACGGGACTCGTGCCAATCATCGAGCCGCTGTTGGATGCTGACAGCGCGACCGCCTTTTATCTGTTCGCAGAACCGAACCGAGTTGACACGGTTGAGGTCACATTCCTGCAGGGTCAGGAAGTGCCGCAGATTCGGTCGGTGTTGAGTGAAGAAAAGCTGTCGATGACCTACTATGTGTTGCAGTCAGTCGGGGCCAAAGCCCTGAATCATCGCGGCGTTCAGAAGCACGCCGGGGCCTGATAGGCAACGGCTAATTTGACGCGGGGGAATCGCGTGATTCCACCCGCATTTTTGCGAGTCTCTTTTCGTCAATAGCGAAAGGGAATGAGATGATCACCAGAGGAACGAAGCAGTTTGTGGATCTGTTCGACCGGGCACAGTCTTTCACGAGCACGCCTGGACAGAACGGATGGACCATTGCCGACACCAGCTCAGCTGGCACGCCAACGTATCTGTGCGTCACTGAGGACGGCGGAGCGGCTGCCCTGACGTTGGCTGCCACCAGCGAAGCCGAGAACGTCTGTCTGTTTTTCAATG